TATATATTAGAACCCCTAGCTGGATTTGAACCAGCGTATGACGGTTTAGAAGACCGTTGCCTTTCCACTAGACTATAGGGGCCTATCATGTAACAATTATACCTCACTTAAATTTAAATGTCAGCCTTTTGTCCAAAATAAACGATTGTTTCTTTACTATTCATTTTTCTTCTTATAAGCCGCATGCTCTATCCAACTGAGCTACGAAGGCATTTTTAATAACAATAATCATGCGTCATGTTCCAATGACAATCGCGATAACACCACATTTCATGACATGTTTTCATTTCTGCATGTACAATAAATTCACAGCATTTATTATTACAATGTGTTTCGCCTACTTCATCTTTTGAATAAGGAAATGAAGCTTCTGAATCGCAACGATCACCTGAGAGCACCGCATCGCACGAAGCCAATAAAAAGGTAATCGCTATTAGTTTAATAGCATTCTTCATAGTGCAAAAACCATTCACAACTATATGAGTCACAACACCAGATTTCTTCACAAATATACCCATAGCTAAGACTTTGCGTCTCCCATATACAACAGGCTTCATCACAAAGTAGTGCATATTCTACTGCATAAGGCATTGTGTTTTCACACACTTCATAGTGAAGTTCATAATACCCGCCAAGATCAGGCCGATAAGGAGTGTATTTGGCTGGTCCATAGATCTCACAGCCAATCAATATTAAGCAAAGTAAAATTAATAACTTTTTCATTTCTCTCCTAAATAATTTCGTCAATCAGGCCGTAGTTCAAACATGTTTTTGCGTCAAACCACAAATCATGTTTTAAAATCTGGCTTAATTTACTTTTGGGAATTTTTGCATATTCCATGTAAATCTTTTTAATTGTCTTCATTAAAATATCACAATTTTTCATGTCGTCTTTAAGATCTTCATATTTTCCCCATAACCCTGAAGATAGTTGATGGATCAGCATGAAAGAATGTTCATGCATATATCTTTCCTTGGCCACGACGCTCATCAATGTCGCTGCACTAGCTGCACACCCGTCAATGATGGTGTGCGCAGGGACTTTTGAAGTTCTTATATAATCCATCGCCGCGAGTCCAGCAAAAACACTGCCTCCATAGCTGTTGATATGAATATAAAGATTTGCCGGATCGCTATCTAGTGAGTTGGCATGGTTGATGATTTTAATGTTTAAATTTCTAATTTCTTTATTTAAAGTTAGCACTTGAGGTGCCGTAACAGCCGAATAGAAATAAATTCTATTATCTAATGTTGTAACTTTATTGTCCGCGTCTTCTGCTTCCGCGTATGGGCCTGCTGTAACTGATTGTTCGTTTTCCCATTGAATATCTTTCAAGCTTTACTCCTTTTATCGTTAAGTGCTATCTTCTTGAAAACTAAGAATAAATCTGACCAATTTAATTTGCTTACACCATCTTCCAACATCATCCCTTGTGTGGCGGTTTTGTTAAGCGTCATATCTGCATTTCTTAGGATATGGTTAATTTTATTCTTGTTCTGAATTGAAATACTCGGACTGTATAACTGCATGAGTTTATAGTTTTGTTGAATTACTTCGGGGCTTTCAACGATATTTGTATATGCCTTCAGGCCCACTGGTGCTTTTTTGCAGTGTTCAAGCACCTCTGGAATGGTGTACGCTTTTTCTTCAGCCAAGAAGGGCAATCGCTTTGCAACAGTCGGAAGGCCTACTCCTTTTATTCCATCGAGATTATCACTTTTGTCGCCAACAATGGCTCTTGCTAAGGCGAAGTTTGTAGGGTGGATCCCAAACTTTTCCACGATAGCCTTCTTATTCAACACTTCATTTTGGATTGGGCGGTAAGCTACTGTTTCGTCATCTAAAAGTTGAAAAAAGTCTTTATCGCTTGAGACAATTACTTTTTCCCATCCTTTGTAGCTTGGCGCCTGACAAATAAAAGAAATTACATCGTCAGCTTCCACACTTTCAAATATTAATTGCGTGATCGGAAAATTATTTAGATAGTCAACCAATCTTATTTGTTGCCAGATTTTATTCTGAAGCTCTTCTTCTTCTGTTAAATTTTTAATGTCGCGATTAAGGCGAATCGGCTTTCGCCCTTCCTTGTAGTTTTTATTTATAAGCTTTCGTTTCTTGCTTCCTCCTTGGCCATCCCAGCATACAACAATCCCATCTGGCTTAATTTCTCGGCAAAGTTTCTGTAGTATTTTCAAAAACCCAACCGTGCCTCCGATGGGATCTCCATTTGGTGACAAAGTTGGATTTACAATATACGCCCTTAAAAATTGATTAAGGGCATCAATGATCATTACTCGCTTAGGTTTCATTATTTCTTATTCTTTCGCAAACGGCGATTCTTACGTTTCGTTGAACCAATTTTTCTTCGGCGTCTAAATTTTCTATGTGGTGTTCTATAACTCATTTCTTTTTTCCTCGATTTTAATAATGACTGTTCAAGTTCTTTGTTTTCATGTTCAAGCTTTTTAATTTCCTCTTTTAATCTAAGCACTTCCCTTTCGGCCTGATTTCGGCCGCTCATAGCTAACCCATGTTTTATTTCTAGCATTCTTATGTGTGCTTTAAATCTTTCAAACAATGATCTATCACCCATAATAGAATATAACAGATTACGACGAGCTTGTAAAGAGTTTTTTTAAAAAAATTACGATTATTAATTCGGCTCAGGGCCGCTCTTTTTCTTTTTAAATTCTTTCAAGATTTTTTCCAGCCGATTGGGATCAAATCTGTGTAAAAGATCGCCGCGATATTCTTTTAATTTGTAGTCTGTGTTTGTGAGTTTTTTACGCCAATCTTGAGCTGTTTCATACCTATCGTCGGCATGCCAATCAACAGTAAAATAGGCCCATTCGTCTTCTTTAATTTTTCTTCCGGTTATGGTGCCGAAACGTAGCAAACCATGATAATGGTTCCAAACTAAATCTCCAATTTCCATTTACCCTCTCTATTCTTCCACTCTATGAACTTTAATTGGTCTAAACCAAGCTACTACATCTGGTTGTCCAATACTATAAAATACACCATTATAATTTTCTTTAATTAAATTTAATAGATCGTTCCATTCCATCCCTTTGCGTAAACCAAATGTTGGATGGCGCACTTGTTTAATATATCCTTCTGGATCTGTTTTCAAATCATAGACCTCTGTGTGCGAAACCTGTGTTGTAAAAAGTTTTCTATTATAATCTCTTGCAACAAGCATTTCTGTATTGTCTTTATCTGCATAAAAAAATACACGTGGCACATCGCTAACTTCTTTTTCTTTACGGGTGTGCATGCTAGTATTTGAAATAAAAAATTCAGGATCTAATGTAAACTCTTTTTCTGGATTTTTACTATAGTGATATAACGTCATTGTACCTTGATCGTTATAATCTGCTAATGTTCCTTCCGTAAGAAAACTTTTAAACCTTCTTAAGATTTTTTTCATTTATGTTCTTTCCTATCATGTTTCCATGATATGTTACTTTAATATTAAATCTAGCTCTACGCGAATCATTTCTTCGAGAGTTTCTTTGGTAAGCTCTAGCAAAGGTTCAGAGCGCTCTAAAGACTCGTCTGCGTGCATGTGTAACGCCGCAAGATACTTTTTAACGGAACCTTTTGTACAGCCTACTTTCTTACCAGGCTTGCCACCTGGGCCTTTTTTATATACACATTTTCCACGAACGACATAGGGCATTTAATATTCTTCCTGACTCCTCTTTCGAGTCTCTTGCATCGCAAAAGATCTAGAACTGTGCGTTGGCCCACGTGGACCATGCGAGCTTGAAGATTCTGTTAATTTTCGTTTTCTTTTTCGGCCGGATTTTTTACGTTTTGTTCCCGGAACATCATCGTCGCGTTTCACACTACCTCCATGTTCAAGAAATAAAGTTGGCTCAATTTCTTTAGCTGGAATATTGGCAATGATAGTATTTCCAAACTTCATATCATAAATTTCCATTTTGCCGTCTTCAGTCAAAGTGTGCCAAAGAACTGTTCCATGATTTTGAGATTCTGACAGCCCGTATCTTTCTGCATAAACTGAACTCAGTTTTCCTTCCTTCACTCACTTATGTTCGAGATCTTCAAGCTCATCTTCAAGTTCGCCTTTTCTTTGCTGCTGTTTCTTAGTTAGCTTCTCGTTTAAAAGCGTTTGCTCTATTTCTTCCAGCACTAGCTTTTTCAAATTTGTCAATGTTAATTCCATAACAAAACTCCTTTTTAATTAAATAGTTTCAATCATTTTAACATTCTTATAAGTAAACAAAATTATAGAGCTACTTGCTTTCTTCTTCGTAAAAATCTTTTGCATTGCCTGTGCGGTCATCAAATTTCTGAATCACTTCTTCGTCCATGACATCTAAAACTCTCTGTTTAAATTTAGGTTCTTCAAGTTTCGCTTTCCAGCCCGAACTTTGAAATTTGTCGGACGTGCCGTCGCCATAATCAAGCGTAAACCATGCACCGCTGTTAGATAAGTGTTGCGAACTTTTGATCGCGTCCAACCAGCTTTCTTCATCTTGTACGCCTACTTCTTCTCCCCATAAAATCTTAAAATTACATTGTCGACCTTGAGTTCCAAAGCGGCTCTTCTCAAGCTTTACTTTGACTTCGGAGCCGATTCTAAATCCTTTGTCGTCTGTAACAAAAGAAGCTTTGGCTTTTCTCCCTGTAAGCCATATACGCAACGAATAAGCGTAAATCATAGCTTTACCACCTGGAGTCATATAAGGCGTTGTGAGGGCCTCTGAAGGGCTCCTAGTAATGTTTGTTTTAAGCTGGTTTAGTACCAGAAATGTTGATTGACTATTCGCAATTGGAACTGTTAGTTTTGACATTCCCTTTGCAAGGATCCGAGCTTTAACCGCCATTGAAGAAAGGGGATTAAAGTCTCCCTCGATGTCTGAAATTGCTGGTGTCAACGCCAATGAGTCCCAGATGAAAAGCATTCGATTCTCGTTTGAGCCGAGCAATTCTTCAATTGTTTCCAGCACAAACTCTACAGAGGTGGCCTGGATGTACAAAAGATTATCTACGTTGCAGCCAGCCTTTTCTAAAAAGCTTGGATCGATAGCAGACTCTGAATCGAAGTAGATAACATCTATTCCTCGCTCTTGTGCGCTTGCTGCCACTTGGGCACCTAAAAATGATTTGCCCGTTGATTCAAGGCCAGCAATCTCAACAATTTTTCCTACTGGAATTCCTGCCAGCCTCCCTCTACATACAATTGAATCAAGCCAGCGTGATCCAGTTGGGATCCAATCTTTTACAATTGTTGGGCTACCTTCGTTTAGGTTGTGTGCAACATTCATGCCAGCTTTCTTATTAATAAGATTGCGCATATCTGCGATTGAAATTTTACCTGTTTTTACTGTTTTAGTTCTAGCCACTTTTCCTCCAATCAAGAAGTTAAAAAGCGGGAGAGATACCTTTTGAAAGTATCTCTCCCGCTTCAAACAAAACCAATTATCCTAACAAATCAGCAAAAGCTTTATCAACAGAATTACCTTTCTTAGGCTCTTCTTTGTTGTTATATTTTGCCGTTTCGCTTGAATTTTCTTCGGCGCCCGAGTCGCCTAAAAGAAACTCATCAAGCATCGTTTGAACTTCGGTGTAAGTCTTACGACTTGCCTCAAATAGTTCATCAAAATCTGGAACGTCATCCAGTACTTCGCGACATTGGTCAGGACCATCGGGACAAAGCGGGGAACTTTGTCGGCGGGGAGTAATGTTTGTAACCGGGAACGAGGCTCCAGCGGGTTTTCCATAAACAATCGCCAAGTCTATGCCTGCTTCAGGATCAGTGATATCGCCATATTCTGGATTCAACACGAGGTTGAGAAGTGTTTCATAAACTTGCTTGCCAAACCCCCAGACACGTACACCCTGATCTTCTTCTCCTCTAACAACAACAGGAGCGAAGAAACGCTGTCGAGCGGAGAGTTTCTTCGCCATACGCTTGCTGTCCTCTGTGCCTTCTTGCCAGAGATTCCGAACAAACGAATCGAGAGGACAATCCTCCGCAAAGTTTCTCTTGGGACTGAGGAAACCGGGGTTGTTTCCTACATTATAGTGGAACCAGTAATCCTTGAATGGATCACCATCTGCTGTGGGAACAATCCGAATGGTTTGTTCGCCGTCTTGTGGGCGCCAAAAACGATTGTTGTTGCCGCCACGATTATCAAGAGCGAATTTACGCTCGCGCATTCTCT